CTAGCGCCCCCGATGCGATGTAGTCCTGCTGCGTCATAAGCCATGATGAAGTCCTTTCTTAAGAGTTGTTGTCAAGAACTTCATAAATGCCGTTGGCGTCAATAGCGACTGCGCCCATAGACATCATGGAGTTTGCAAGGTGAGATGCTTTCTCAGCAACATAATTAACCTCGGTAGCAACTTCTGCGTTAATACCAAGACCAACTGCCGATGTATGATAAGCCATATTCTTACCTGCTGTAACAGCAGAGGTAGAGAATACTTTAAAGCCCATAAATTCCTTCATGGTCATACCACCAGCAAACGGCAGATTCTGCTCTCCAACAAAGTCGGATGATGCAAACTGATTAATTGCAAAGAGATCAGCGTACCCTTTGGGGTGCATTGCTAAATAACGCTGCCCATCTTCTGGCACGTCAGCAACACCCATGGTTTCAAACAATGATAGAATGTCAGCAATTTCAATAGCTGAACCTGTATCATGAATTTGAGTACCACTAGCGCCAGCATCCATAGCTGTGTAGATAAGCTCGTCAGTCTTACGACCAAGAGCAGCAGCAGCAGATTGAGCAACAGCTTGACGTTCGTTGATGTTAGTTTTCAACTCGTCTAGCTTGTCAATATACTCAGGAGCGTAGAAGTCGCTCATGGTTGCTTCAACGGTTGTGTGCGCCAGTTCCATAGGAGTGACATTACCGTTGCGTGATTTAGTAGTGGCAACGCCAGCACCAATCTTTTGGAAACGAACAACAGACGCAGTAGCGTTTGCAGTACGAACAGTGTTCCGCAGTTTAGAACCCATGCGTTGATATGCTAGGTGCACATCGGATTCAAACTGCTTGATGAAGGCTGTATCAATTGTATTAGCCATTTCAAGAGTCCTTTATTAAGGTTGCATTTGTTCTCTGGGTATCCTTCTGCATCCTCAACGTAGGTATCCTAACGGGCTACTCAGTGCATTACGGGCCGTGACGCTAGAGCGTAAACATTCTTTCTGTCAGGATTGCAACGCACAAAATGCACTAAGGTTGTACCATCTTCATCATCTATATATCCAGCGGGTGTAAATCCAAGCCATGCTGCCCAGTTAAGAGAGCCTTCGCTTTCTGTTGATATGTTTAAATTTATTTCATAGTAAGTCTGATGAACGTACTTAAGAATGTCAGGGGATACTCTAATAACACTGCGCCAATCTGTATCCATTTGTTTAGTAAACAAAGACCACATACAAACCTGTTGATTGCCAGTAGCTTGTAGCCCAATAAGCTGCACAGATATACCGTCTTGATTTTCTAATACCATGCACTCTTGTTCTTCTTGCATCTTATCTAAGACATAGAATAGATCAACGTCCTCATACTCTACCGCACTATACGGAGCTATGTCATGGTAGAACTTCATAACATGAGACTTTTGCATAGGGACTAATTGAAAGCCCCTACTTTGTAAAATAGGATCAGCCATATAGTTTGCGATACGCCTGATCTACTTGACTAACATAAGCATTGTCACGCTTTTGCGGATTCCAATACCGTTCATCATTCTGCATACTGCGTAAAGAATCCTCGGTAATTTGGCTAGACATAGCTGAGTCACCTGCAAATGATGGCCCTTTCATCTTTTCCATAATGTGTTCTAACGCAACAATACCACCAGCCGTTTCACACATACGTTCTATTGCATCTAGGCTTTCTTCTGGAAAAAACTGATTGGCAAACAAACTAGCTGCTTCAATGCGATCAGTTGCAGAATCACCTAATAGTTTAGTTTCTGCCTCCATGTCAGGTTGACCTGCATTCATTGCTTCGGCAAATAACTCAATGCCTTTTTGGAACTCTTCTTGACCAAGGCCACTTTCAAAAGAATGATCAGACCACCAATCAAGCAATGGGCTGTCTACTGCACTTTCGGGATCAATACTTTCTGGCAGAAGGTAATCACCCTTAGTAGCAGGACGATTAGCGTAAGCCTCTCTCTGCATTTCTTCTTGCCATGAAGCCTTCAAGTCTTCTTCTTTTGCGCCCAGCTTAGAAGATAATTCATTGTACGCCTTGCCCAAATCCTCTGGCGAGTTAAATTTCTCAGGCAACCAATCCGGTCTATCGGTCTGCGTTTGCGTAACTTCTGCAGTTGCTTCTGCGGGTTGAGACGATTCATTTAATAATGACTCAGACATCTTGCTTCACCTTATGACCATGCTGTATTCTTGCTTCAAGTAGACCAACTATATATCGCTGCCCTTCGTGATGGCGCAATTCTTCTGTAGTTATATTTGGCCCATGCACACGGTTTACCGTTATAGATTTAAGGTATTCCATAACAGCCTTACCCATTTCTGATCCAAACAAATGAGCAACCGTAGTACTTATAATTTTATCTTGATTAGCTGCGCGTTGTATTCCATCAATACCGATGTTTGCTTTCGCCAACTTTATCTCCTATTGCAGTTGTTCCTGTGGCGCTCCTTCTGGAATCTGCTCCTGCATTTGTTGTTGCATTTGCATTTGCTGCGCCATTGCAACTATCTGCTTACGTTCTTCTGGATCACGAATCAACCCGTCAGGTACACCAAACTTCTTAGCAAGATGCGCTGCCGTTTCTTCTGAATTGATTAGTAAGTTAAGAACCTCTGGCCCAAAGGTGCCAAGAACCATCTCAAGAAACCGACCAACAGATGATATATCTGCGTTAGCCTGTGCTTGCGCTAGTGGAGATATAGACCTAACTTTAACTTCCCGACCATTAACAGTAGGAACTTCAATGCGACCCTGCTTTTTAAGAATATAAATAACGCGCTGCAATACTGGCTGTACTAACTCTGCTTGCAGTCTGCCAAACGCAGAACCCATACGCCTAGATAAATCAGCCATACGTTCCGCAACCTCAGTAGCAGATGCAGGTGTTCTATCTGGATTGCCTAGCATGTCATTATACAACGCACGTTTGATGTTTAAGCGCATATCAGAAAGTATAAGCTGAGATACACTAAAGTCTCCCGCTGCAGCAACGGGCTGTAACCCATTGGAACCAATAGCCTTTGGTATAATAGACCCCGGCACTAAAGATATAGTATCAGGATTAATGACGCCATCATCATCCATTTGATACACGCCAGATATAGCCATCTGTGCATTTTCTAGGATTAACTCAATGGTTAGGTTGGTTGTCTTAATAGCGGACAGCGCATTGATAAGAGGGCCACGACCATAGACTTCGCCAGCGCACTTTGACCAACGAAAACAAATAAACGGATTAGCGCCATTACCTTTAAGCTCACGTTTATAAATCACGCTTTCGGTAGTCATGCAGTAAGCATAACTCATATACACTTCTTGGTTTTTCTGTGAGTAATCACGACAAACCAACTCAAGTACAGTTGTTGTATCCTTGCCGCCATTACCCATGCGGTTTTGTATCTGCTCATTCATTTCAGCGTCAGGATATAAAACTTGCAACTGATTATATCTAATGCCCTTACGCTCACGGTAGATGTGATCTATGCGATCATCAGGGCCAGTATCTAATACAACATGAGGCAAAGGAATAGCAGAAAAGCGTATTGGATTAATTGCATCGCCTTCTTCCGCAACCAAAACGCCAGTGCCTACAGCCAAGTCCATAAAGGATTCATGTACCTCTTGGCTAAAGTTAGAGTTCTGCAGCACCTCAAATACATAGTCAGTAACTTCATCAAGATCATTATTAACAGCATCACGCTGTTCTTTAGGAACCTCGGAGCCAGCAGTTAGATCAGCCCACCGCGCAAAGTTAGGAACAATGCCCGACTGCAATCGGGATGCAAACTCCTGCACGCCAACAACGGCAGTCTCGTCAAAGATTTTATCGTCGCGTCTTTGCCCTACGCTCTCATAATAAAATGACTCACGCTGAGGAAGGGAATACTCATAGCACTCTTCAAACAAAGGTATAAAGTTTTCACGCTTGGCTTTTGCCTTAGCGTAATGCTCGTAGTAACCTTTAGCTATTGGGTCATCTATCATAATTTAAACCTGTTATAAAATCCAGCGCCACCACCAGACTTAGATCGTAACAAAGAACGGCGACCACGCGATCCACCTCTTCTTTGTATAGCCTCTTCTGTAGCTTTTTCTTTTTCTTCTTCTAACTCTCTTGCAGCTTCTTCTTTTGCCTCATCAATATCACTCATTCCTCCTGCAGTTTGTTTCAAACCACCAGAAAAAATATTGGTATTAATACCAAGAGGACTAAGTAATTTATTTTGAATTTGCTCCAGCTTTTTAAGCGGCTTACTTATAAATTTGCACATAGCAATCTCCTTTGTTAGTTAGCGATAAGCACAACACAGAACAATCAGCAACGCACAATTACATACGCGCCCATAATCCCTGTCTACGCTTAGGACTACTACGCTTAGCAAATACATCAAAGTCCCTTTTGGCTACAGACGGCCTAGCTGCTTTTTGATTATTCATCAAGGCCCGACCTTCGCCAGCCCCCAACAGCATATACTGCAGGGCATCGTGAATGTGACTAAACATATTCTTGTCAGGCTTATCTGCGTATCTCTCCCCAGATACTTCCATGCGGCGATACTGGTATCCACCCTCAAAGCCCTTGATAAGCTGAGAACAACGGCGATCTACTAGAAAAGCGGGTTTGCCCTCTGTCATTTTGTTAAGCTGCGAAGATACCGACTCAAGGCGCAAATCCACAGAATTAGACGGGGCGGGGAATGCTCTAAGGCCAGCACCTCTAAGTATGTGGAACGGGGTAGATTCGTCGGTTTGCGCCCGAAAGTCACCCGCAGGATCACCATAAATAATAACCTCAGAACACTGAGAAAATCTAGTAGCAATCTGCTCACGTAGAACTTCCGCAAACCTAACAATACCCATGTCAAACGCAACGACTTCATCCTGTACTAACCACCTACCTCTAACCTTTTGACCCATAGTAGCCGCAGGGGTTAGGCCAAAATCCAAACCAATATACAAAGGATAGCCAGCAGCAACAGGTATTTCTTCTTTAGCAACGTGTGTGTCAGTAACAAACATAGGATAGATTGGCTTGCCGTCCTGTATAGAACCCAAGCGATTCATAACATAAACATCTATCCAGCTTTTAGTCTTACCTTGAATAAGATTAGGATAATAAGACCCCATCATGTTCTTGGTATTCTCTGCGCTCTTACTGGGCTTGTAGGCATCTACTTCGTTCTCGTCGTTCTTAACTTCAGTCATGGCAGCAGGTTGCGTAAAGAATGACCAGTTGTCAGGCTTAACTAACATCTTAGCTTGCTCTCGCGGTATGTGATCTGGAATCGGAACCTCACCAGACATGATCGGCCACCAGTGATCTTCCTCTGGTGCATTAGTATCAGCAATAACTCCTGTCCAAGACGGCCCTCCCTCACGCATAGAAGGAAAGCGACCAACGCGCATAGTGCACGCATCCATAATAGACTTGGGTATTTCTCTAGCCTCATTAACCCAAATGCCAGTAAGCTCTAATGACAATAACTTCTTAACGTCTTCGGGCCTATCAAGAGCTAAGAACAAAACCTCAAGATCAATGTCACCTTTTTTAATATGGTGAGTATACGGAACCGACCAAGTAAACTTACCCCAATCAGCTTCTGGAAACCAATCAAGCCAAGTCTTAATCGTAGTTGTTCTAAGCTGTGGATTAGTATTACGAATGATTGCCCAGCGACTTCTGCGTATACCCTTGCTATTCTTTTCCTGACCAAGCGCCCTGCGGAATACCTCAATGCAGCAACCAACAGACTTGCCAGAACCTACAGGGCCGCGAATGCCACGAAAGAATGTATTGTCTTTCATAAACGCCTTAAGCGTTTCTCCGTCTGGTTTGTATTTAAAATCAACCACAGTACTGTCTGCCAAACCTCAACATTCTATCAACAGTCTCAGGGGCCATGCCGTCAATCATCTTA